AAAGAACAATTATTTAAATCTATGGGCTTTAGAAAGTTTCAATTCAACTATAGATTTAATCCTAGAAATAAAGGCGAATACGAATCAGTTCAAGAAATTATTAAACAGTTTAAGTTCCATATGCACCCGGAAAGACAAGAAGGAGAATTCTTCCTAATGTATCCTTCAGAGTTTAGTATTGAATATAGATGGTTTGACCAAGAAAATACACATCTCAATAGAATATCCTCATGTGCGTTAACAGATATGAATATAACATATGGAGGAGATGGATTCACAACAATAATAGGCACAGGTGGTGCACCTTCAGAAATTAATATGACATTGTCGTTCACAGAACTAGAAACATTAACAAACGACAGAATAGCAGACGGGTATTAATATGTATTTTAGAGCGGTTCCAAATTTTTTATATAAGTTTAACAACAGTCAAAAAATAGTTAAAGATATTTTTAGACGTGCAGGTCTTCAGAAAAAATATGAACAAAGAGCATACTTAGTTCCTTATTTTATACGAGATGGAGTGAAGCCAGAAGACATAGCTTATGAACAATACGGTTCTGCAAAATACCATTGGGTAATTTTAATGTTTAATGATATTATAAATGTAAATGAAGAATGGCCGATACACTCTAATGACTTGTTTAGATATTGCACAGATAAATATGGAACAAACAATGTCAACGATACACACCATTACGTTAAAGCAGGAACAGATATAATTTGTGATTATGAGGATGCAAAATTTATATCAGGAGATATAGCTGCTGTAACGAATTATCAATACGAAGAAAATTTAAATGACGAGAAAAGACAAATAAAACTTCTTAATAGAAAATATTTAAAAACATTTACGTCTGAATATAAAAAGTTAATTAAGACATAATATATCATGTTTGTAACAGAAGAAAAAATCTCAAAAGCGGGTGATTACACTATAGACGAATTATTTTTGACCCCAGCTGATGGGTCGTCAATACCATTACAACCTTTTATGCTAGAAATAAACCTTTATGAGGATATTTTTAGCCCTGTTTTATTTGGTAATATTATAATATCAGACTCCACAAATTTAATTAGTAGAACACCTATATTAGGTAATGAACTAATTACAATGAAAATAAGAACAAATACTTTAGAAGACAATAACTCGAATGTAATAGAAAAAACATTCCAAATATATGCTATAGAAGACAGAAAATTAATAAGCGATAGGCAGGCAGGTTATAAATTAAGTTTTACTTCTAGAGAAGGTTATATAGATAATATTAATGCAATTTCTAAAACTTTTAGAGGAACGACTAGCGATATTGTTGAGGATATATTTACACAATATATAGAAACACCTAGAAAAGTAGATAGTGATAAAACAACAGGATTAATTATAACGGATAGTCCTCATAGAAGTAGTGTAACATTTACTTCTAATTTTTGGGGCTCTTTCCAATGTATGAATTTTTTAGCAAAACGTTCTAAAGGAAACACATTAAACTCCACAGACTTTTTATTTTACGAAAGCAATAAAAACTTTTATTTCACATCTTTAGAAAGTTTAATTAGTAATCAAATAGAAAACGGAATATTTGACGATTATGTAATGGAGCCAGAAGGAGCTAACTTTCCAAGAAGAAGTTTTCCTTTTGACTATGTAGGTAATAAACTTCCTAACGGATTTACAAATTTAGAAAAATGTGCAATACCGAAAACATTAGATATAATGGAAGATGCAGATAATGGATATTTAGCAGGAGCAGGTTTTAGTTACGATGTGGTTACTAAACAATACGAAGAAAAAACATTTGATGCTAGAAAACAATTTTCAAACTTTGTAAGAACAGGAGAGGGTGTTCCAATACCAGAGGGTGTTGCAAGAAATCCATATAAATTTAAGGAATTTTTTCCTTTAAATAGTGCTTTATATAACGATTATAATTTAGATGCACTAACTGTAGACAATAAATTAATTAGGCAAAGTTATTTAAATTCTATTAATAATTTTAAATTTGAACTAACATTTCCAGGTAGAACAGATATAGAAGTAGGAAGAGTAATTAATTTAGTATATCCTTCACCTGAAGAAAAAGCCAAAGACGGCGATAGTCCAGGAACACAAGCTGGCGTAGATTTTGATAGATTTTTATCTGGCCCTCTTTTACTAACAGCGTTACACCATAAACTAGATAGTCAAGGTTATGTTATTATGGCCGATGGTGTTAAAAATGGATTAGCTCAAAGTTTAGGATTAGAAGGTGTTAATGAAGAAGAGGTTGATGGTTATGAATTCATATAATATTTGGTTAGGTATTGTTGAGGATAGAAACGATCCTGAGTTTTTAGGACGTTACCGTGTTAGAATATTCGGACTACATTCAGCTAATAAAGAAACTTTGCCCACAGCAGATTTACCTTGGGCTATTCCTGTTATGCCTTCAATCTCAGCATCAATTTCAGGCGTAGGATTTTCGCCTACAGGTATTGTAGAAGGCTCAACTGTAATAGGATTATTTTTAGATGACGAAGAGCAACAACCAGCGGTATTAGGAACTATACCCGGCATACCTTTTAAGGATGCTAACCATAAAGATCCAGACAATGAAGCAGGAGCTGATGAAGAAAATAGAAAAACTATAGAAACTTTAGAAAAACAAATTTCAGAATTAGATTCCAAAATACAAAAAAACCCATCAAATTTAAATTTAGTAGCAGAAAGAAATAGTTTACAAAATCAAAGAGATTTAATAGCAGGTGTGGGCAATAATGTAGGATTTACAGATCCATTTAAACAATTTCCGAGAAGTGTTACAGGAACAGGACTTAATTCACTTAAAGAGCCAGACTCATCTAGATTAGCTAGAAACGGTGAAGCAGAAAAACATATTACACTAACATCTAAAAGAAGCCAACGTTTATCAGAAGAAAATGACGGAACACAAATACCAACAGCAGTAGCACCAGACGTTTCTTCTGTAGGTGAAAAATACGACAACGCAAAATACGATAGAGAAACTTGGGAAGAACCTCATCCTCGTTTCGGTAATACTGCAACAGGTGCCTACCCAGAATTAGGAGTAGCTCCCACAGAAGATAATATGAAGCCTGGGGAGTCTAGTTTATATCCTTATAACCATGTAAGAGAAACAGAGTCAGGTCATGTGTTTGAAGTAGACGACACACCTGACAACGGCAGAATACACGAGTTTCATAACTCAGGCACATTTTATGAGATACAAGCAGGTGGGGATAAAATTACAAAAATTGTTGGTGACGATTATGAAATTGTTTTACAAAACAAAAAATGCTTTATACAAGGTGCATTAAATATAACAGTAGGCGGAGATGCTAACTTTTATATTAAGGGAGACAAATACGAAGAAATAGAAGGCAACTCATTTACAACAATATTAGGCGATAGAGTTACTAAAATTGGCGGTAATGATTTATTAGAAGTTTTAACAGATAGTAATACACAGATAAATGGAAGAATGGGACAACGTGTTACAGGAGACAATAATTTAGAAGTATTAGGTAATCAAGATATTACAGTTGCACTTGATAGAAAACTAAAAGTATCAGGCAAAGATAGTGAAATATTTGGTGCAGATAGAAAAGTTCAAAATAATGCATCATACACAGAAATTACAAAAGGAAATTATTCAAGTATTGCCATAGGAAATATTAAATTTGGTGGATCCGGTAATGTTGAAATAGGAGTTAAAGGAACATCTAAATTATTTTCAACAGGCTCACAAACATTAAAGTCTGACGCAGCACAGGAATTAAATGCTACAGTTACAAATATATTACAAGATACAAACGTTACAGGAACAGTAGACGCCTCAGTAGAGGTTAAAGCAGGTAGCCCAGAAGTAACATTAACAGGTCATAAACACGAATATGTCCCAGGTAGTGGGTCACCTACTGACACAGCAACAGGAGAAGGATAATGGCGTGTGGTTTATCAAAAGATATGTTAGCATTAGCAGACCAAATAGATTCTGTTAATGAGGCTATTGATGAAAAAATTAATAATGCCACAGCGCCTATTGAAGATTTATTAGGTGATTTTGAAAATACTATCAATGGTGCTGTAGATGCTGTTGAAGCTAAAATAAAAGTTGCAGTTCCTTCACTTATAGACAAAGTAGTTCCAGACAATTTACAAACTGATATAGAAAATATGGCAAGAATAGCATTGTTAGGAGCTATAGCAATACCACAGTTTTTAACTGAATTAGATAGATTAAAAGATAAATGGGGACCTATATTAGAAGGCAGTGGACAAGATATAGATTTAAATAATATAGCAGACTTAATAAGAAATGGCGCGTTAGATATAGATACGCTCTGTAAGAAAATACCTAACATAGATTTCCCAGGTGGAGATCAAGTCAATGTTATGGTAAAAGGAATACCTGTAACATTTCCTAATGTAGATGCTGTAGACATTATAAGAGGAGCCCCAATTCCAGAAATAACAAAACCAGAGTTTTCTGTAGATGTAGGTATATTAAAAAACGCAGCTAAAGACAGATGGATAAATTTCGATTTACCTAAACTTTTCAAAGGCCCTAGGGGCTAAAAACATATAAATACTATTATGGAAACATTAAAAGTATCACGACTCTATAAAGACTTTGATATGTCTTTCGGCGTTAACGCTGTAACAGGAGACGTAAATAAAAAACTTGACGTAAATGCTGTTAAACAATCAGTAAGAAACTTATTGCTAACAAATTTATTTGAAAGGCCTTTCCAGCCTCTTTTAGGTTCCTCATTAAGAGGACTTTTGTTTGAACCAATGACTATGGTAACAGCATTATCAATAGAAAAATCAGTCAGTAATTTATTAAAAGCGTATGAACCAAGAGCGGAACTAATTAATATAAAAGCAAATCCGCAATATGATAAGAACTCATACGAACTTAGTGTAACTTTTAAAGTGGTGGGATTTAATAGCCCAGAAATATTAACACAAACCTTACAGAGGCTTAGATAAAAATGGCAAATAAAATATTAAGAATAACAGAAGTAGCACCAGCAGGTGTATCTATCTTTCAAAAGAAAAAGGAAGCGGAATCTTTAGAAGCCGGAACAGACGAACACAGCAAACCTCATATTATATTTGATTGGTATAATATTAGTCCAGATTGGCCGGCTAATCCAGAAGGATATCCTTTTAATGACGAAATGATGCAACAATCATTTGATATTGATGACAACGATATATCTACTCTTATTGTAAATATAGCATTTACAACTGATGATGAGATTATATTCAACGATCCAGTATCAGAAAGAGCACAGGAAAGAATAGACTACAACGAAGCTAACAGCGTAATTGTTACTATCGAAGAATTAGACAAGGAGTAGTAAATGGCTCAATTAAATGTAACAGAGCTCGACTTTGAAGATATTAAGTCGAACCTTAGAACCTTTTTTGAATCACAAAGTGAATTCTCAGATTATGACTTTGAGGGCTCAGCTCTTAGCATTTTAATTGATTCTTTAGCATACAATACTCATTACAACGCTATATTAGCACACATGCTTGCTAATGAAAGCTTTTTAGATACTGCAATTAAAAGAAGTTCAGTAGTTTCATTGGCAAAGGCAATAGGATATACACCTAAAAGTAGAAAGGCAGCACAAGCAACATTAAATTTATCTATAATACCTGGAACAAGTTATACAAATTCTGTATTTACTTTATCAAGAGACTCAGCATTTACAGCAGGAAAAGATGGAACAACATATACATTTTATCCTAGTGAAGATGTATCCGCTACTCTACAAGATGTAGCTGGAACAAATACTTTTGTTTTTAATGATTTAATTGTAAAGGAAGGAACAAGAGTATCAAATAGTTTTACATTATCAGCAGATAAACTACAAGGTCCTTTTATTATACCTAATAAAAATATTGACACAACAACATTAAGAGTTAGAGTTCAAAAATCAGGTTCAGATTTAGCAATAGAAACATACAACAAAGCATCAAACTTTGTAGATTTAAATAGCACATCCAAAGTTTATTTTGTTGAAGAAGGACATGACGGCTTATATCAAATAGTATTTGGCGATGGAGTTATAGGAGCAGGATTAGATGCAGGTAATGTTGTTGTTATAGATTACCTAGTTACTAATGGAGAAAGCGCAAACGGATGTAAGACGTTTACAAACTCACAAACATTAACAGCAGTAGGAGAATTGGTTTCTAATACTGTTAGCAGTGTAGCAGGAGGCGGTGCAAAGAAAGAAAGTATAGACGAAATTAAAAGAAACGCACCTCAATACAATGTAACAAAAAATCGAGCAGTTACAGCAAAAGATTATTCGGCATTGATTCAACAAGTAAATCCAAATATTCAATCAGTTTCAGTCTGGGGCGGAGAGGACAATGATCCTCCAATGTATGGAAAAGTATTTATTTCACTTAACCCAGCACCAGGTTCTATTATAACACAATCAGATAAGGATTTAATTACAGCAGAAGTTATTGACGTTAAAACACCTATAGCAATTCAACCCGAATATGTTGATCCAGAGTTTACATATATTGGGTTAAAAGTTACAGCAACATATGATAATAAGGCAACTACACTAACAGCAGGACAGTTAAATAATGCTATTAATAGTGCAATAACAGAATTTTTTACAACAGACTTAAACTATTTAAATAAAAGTTTTTATTATAGTGTATTACATGATTTAATCAAAGGCGTATCAGATTCAATAACATCTGTTAATATTGTTACAAGACTACAAAAAAGACTTACACCGACGTTAAATACAGATGCCAACTATTCGTTTGCTTTTAACAACAAATTAGAACCTAGATATTTTCATTCTACTTGGTTTACAGCAAAAATAGCAACAACAAACTATAAGGTTAAACTTGTTGACGTTCCAAGTAGCACAGTAGTTGCACCTGTTTATAGTGGAACAGGAACAATTAAATTAGAAACAGAAGATGGAATAAGAATTGCAGATGTTGGAACAGTAGATTATGACACAGGAAAAGTTACAATATCTGAAATGCACGTTGTAAGCTTGTTTGGAGATGAAACAAAAATTAGAGTTACTTCTTCTCCTCACGAAGACGTAAAAGACATTTTAACAAATGTTTTAAGAAGAACAAGTGATACAACAGCATCAGCAGTCGTTGCTAAACCTAGTCAAAATACAATACTATCATTAGACGACACCGTTTATAATTTAACAACAGGTGCAAGATTGGGACTAACAATCGATTCTGTAATTAAACAAAAAGAGGTATAATAAATGGCTCATCTTATCCCGAGCTATTATAGATATGTAGAATCTATAACTATTACGGACGCAGGTTCGGGATATACTTCTATTCCTACAATCACAATTTCAGGTGGTGGTGGAACAGGAGCCACAGCAACAGCAGCAATTTTTAATGGTTCGATACAAACAATAACCGTAACTAATATAGGTTCAGGTTACACATCGACACCAACCGTAACTGTAGATGGCAACGCTGTTCTTACAGCAGTTTTAAATTTCGCACAAGGACCATCTACAGAATACAATACGAAACAAGCTACATTAGTAGACAACACAATTCCAGAATTTGTAAGAGAAGACCATCCAAAGTTTAAAACTTTTATAGAAACCTATTACAAATTTATGGACCAAGAAGGCAATCCTTCTAACGTCTTATTAAATAGTAGATTTACAGATTTAGATGAGGCATCAAATGCCTATTTAGAAAAATGGCGTAAAGCAATAGCACATGATTTTCCTGCCGTTTTTCAAGCAGACAAAAAGTTTTTATATAAAAATTTAAAAGACTTATACGAAACAAAAGGAAGTAAAAGATCCATACAAGCATTTTTTAGAATACTGTATGGTGAGGAAATAGAAGTAGAATATCCTAGTAGATATGTATTACGAGCATCCGACGGTAGATGGCTAGAAGAAACAACTGTAAAAGCTGTCGAAGGTCCTAACGGAACGGATGTATCTACATTAGCAGGTAAACTTGTTGATGTAAAATACTATGAAACAATAGGAACAGTTACTACAATTAAAACAATTCAAGCAACAGTTCAAAGGGTAGAGAAAACAGCATATACAAACCCACAATCATATGAATTAGTTTTAACACTTCCAAGCTCAACAACTGTAATCCCTGGACCGGGTGCAGGATTAGAACTTACAATTACAGAAACTGCCGGTGTAATTACAAACATAGGTATAGCAAACGGCGGTTCTGGATATGTAGCGACACCTACTATAATTATCCATTGTGCTGATGGCAACGGAGTGGATGCAACAGCATTACTTACAACAACCGATGGAGTAGTTACAGGTGTCTCAATAACAGACGGAGGTTCGGGTTATACTTCTCCTTATATAGAAATAGTAGAAGATAATTTTAGAACTTTCGTTACATTACGAGATAGAACAAATGAGTCCTCAAATATTGAGGCTTATTTAATTAGAACACTACGAAGCGTCACCTCAGGCTCAGCTGCTAGCACACCAGCAGGTTTTAGAGTAGGTGATGTTTTTGTAATTAACGAAACAGGTGATGATGGTAGAGGATATGCGTTAGATTATTTTTCTGAAGACTATACGTTTATTGGAGGTAATAATAACGCATTTATTAAAGTGGAAACAATAGACTCAAATGGTATTCCTACATCATGGAGTATTATTAACCCAGGGTCAAATTTCTTCTTAGAGTCACCAACCATTCAAGTTACATCAGTTACCGGTGTAGAACTTGATATAATTTTAACGACAGGATACTATTTTAGTTATCCTGGCAAATATACAGATGATAGAGGGAAACTATCAGACGTAAACAGATTACAAGATAACAATAGATATCAGAGTTATTCCTATGTTATTAAAACAGGAAACTCCTCATCTGATTGGATAGAAAAATATAAAGAAGTATTACACCCAGCTGGGATGGAAGTGTTTGGTGATTTAATTATCAAAAATACACTTAACTTCACAAACTATTCTATAGCGTCAGGTGTGTTTGATATTAATAGATACTTCCAGACTGATGCAGTCACATTATCAGATAGCTTATTCTTTACATGGTATCAAGAGATAGCAGATTCTACAGTTTCAATAACAGACGTTATTGTAGTAGCATATAATAAAGGATTAAGTGATACAACAAGCATCTCAGATGATGGAACTGTATTCAACTTTGGTAAAAATATAACGGAAACGGCCACTACAAGTGATGCTACATTCGTTATAAATAACAGTAAGAATATAACTGAAACACAAACAGCCTCAGAGCAAATAGCATTATCATTAACTAAACCATCGGTTACAGATACAGCTACAACATCAGACTCAGGTAGTTTAGTGGTTCAGGATTATGCAGAAAGTTATTTTGCTAACGATTATGTCGGTGTAGGCAGAACCTTTACATAATACTTTGGAGAAACAAATGTTTAAAGAAAAAATGAACGCTACTGGTAAAGTCCACGTAGTGCTTACAGATAAGAACGGTAACATTAAACAAGAATTCGAAACAAATAACCTAGTGGTAGATGATGGTTTGGACCATATCGCTTCTAGACTTAATTCAACACCAACTTCAATGTCACATATGGCATTGGGTTCAGATAATACTGCGGCTGCTAGCTCAGACTCAGCATTAGGAACTGAATTAGCTAGGGTTACTTTTGATTCTGATAATGTTACTAACAATGCTATTGCTTATGTAGCAACATTTAGCGCAGGAACAGCAACAGGTTCTATAAGTGAAGCAGGAGTTTTTAATGCTTCATCAGCAGGAACTATGTTATGTAGAACTGTTTTTAGTGTTGTTAATAAGGCAGCATCAGACGTTCTTACAGTTACTTGGACAGTAACAATAGCTTAATAAAAATTAAAAATGGCGTTATTACTCAGACAATTAGGTAGAACTGAATTAGCAAGATCCTTTCATCGGGATATTTTAAATTCATTCGATTTATATTACTTCTGTTTAGGAAGAACATACGCATGGACGGATGACACAAGTCCAGAAACACCTTTAGATTCTGATAATTATACAAATACATTTAGACGAAATGTGTTGTTTGCACAAAGAGTGTCAACAGCAGATATCTGTTTATTAGCAAGAAGAATAAACTGGACATCAGGGACAGTTTACGATCAATATGATGACGCACTTTCATCTACAAACACAGCTTACTCGGGCGCTGATAACTTACAAGAAGCAAACTTCTATGTATTAACAGATGAATATAAAGTCTATAAATGTTTATTTAATAATAATAACGCACAAAGCACAGAAAAACCAACAAGCACTTCAACAAGTGTTTTTGAGTTATCTGATGGTTATAAATGGAAATTTTTATTCCAAGTATCATCAGGTGACCAAACAAAGTTCTTAGATGCAGAACATATACCTGTTAGAAAATTAACAGGTAACCCAACTTTCGACGTCAACGGAGAATTAGATTCGATAACTGTAACTGCTGGAGGCTCTGGTTATACATCAGCACCAACAGTAGTTATATCGGGAGACGGAACAGGAGCTGAGGCTACTGCTACCATAAGTGCAGGTGCAGTAGACTCGGTGACTATTACAAATGCTGGCTCAGGATATTCTTTCGCTCTTGTTTCATTTACAGGTGGCGGAGGTTCCAATGCTACAGCAACAGCAACACTAGGTGACGCAGATAGTTTACCTGCTTTAGGTAGTGCTGTAGAGGGAGCAGCTATACAAGGCTCACTAGATTACATAGAATTATTAACACCAGGACAAGACTATACATCAGGAGATGTTCAAGTCACAATTACTGGTGACGGCTCAGGTGCTGAGGCTTCTTTAACAGTAGCTGCAGGAACAGGAGCAATAACAGGAATAACAGTTACAAATCCAGGATCGGGTTATTCTTTTGCAGACATTACATTTTCACAAACAGTAGGTGTAGGAACAAGTGCTACAGCAAGAGCAGTTCTTTCACCACCTGAAGGACATGGAAGTAATCCTATAAAAGAATTGTTCGCTAAAACATTAGGATTAACAATTTCATTATCAGACAATACAAATACAGATTTAATTGTAGGTAACGATTATAGACAAATTGGGTTAGTTAAAAATTTATATAACTACTCAGGCTCTACAATATTTGAGGCAGCAACAGCAACAGCGGCCTTTGTTATTAATCAAACATCAGCAACAAACTATGCTGTAGATGATATAGTTACATCATCAGACGGCGGTAAGTTTAGAGTATCACAAGTTTTAATAAATGATGATGAAACAACTTACGATGTATGGTTAGTTCCAGAGATAGGACTTATTTCTGGATCTTCAGTTTTAACAAATAGCACGCAGGGTTTGACAGGTTTGACTATAAATAGTGTTACAAATCCAGAGATTGACGTCACATCTGGAGATGTTGTTTACATAGAAAACAGATCTCCGGTAACAAGAGCGAGCGATCAAGTAGAAACAATTAAAGCATTTATTAATTTTTAGAGAATAAAAAATGGCATTAAATTTAAACGCATCACCATATTACGACGACTTTAGCGACGCTAAGAAGTTTCAACGTATCTTATTCAAGCCAGGTGTTGCAGTTCAAGCCAGAGAGCTAACTCAATTACAATCACTTTTACAGGACCAAGTAAGAAAATTAGGTGAATTTACTCTTAAAGAAGGTTCTGTAATT